GATATGATTCGTTTTTAGTATATGATTTTACAAAGGGCGCTACTCACTATCATGCAGACTATGTGTATCCGGATTGGGCAGAAAGTAAAACACAAACTGTTACTATAGGTAAACATATATTTTATAGATGGGAAAAGTAATGATTGATGTAGATTTAATGTTAGCTGAATTTATCGTAAGCCAACACGGTCATAAAATAGAACCAGGACAAATACACGAAAACAATCAAACAGTTATTGATTGGATTAACAACGCTAAAAAAATAATAGAGGGAAAAAATGAGCGACATAAGTTATAAGTTTAATGAAGACTTATATGTAGAAGAAATTAATGAATACATAAAGAATACATATGATAGTCACTATTCTCGAGAACAATTTCAAGCTACTGAATTTATAGTTGATGGTGGTCACGGCACAGGTTTTTGTGTTGGTAACATTATGAAATACGCTCAAAGATACGGTAAAAAAGGTACGAGAGAAGATGCTCGTAAAGATTTACTTAAAGTACTGCATTATGCAATTATACAATTACATGTTCATGATATTGCTGAATTTGATAATATCGGTGACATTGATACAAAACTCCTACCTGAAGATTCTGACGAAGAATACAAATACAACACTGATTAATGTCAAAAAATTGACAGCAATAGTGTGACATATTATTGTAAGTGTCATTTTTTTAACATCATATAAATAATAATGTAAGCAGTTATAGCGTTAATAAATATATTACTACATACCCTACAAGGAGAAAATGTATGATTAGAAAAATATTTATTTACAGCCTAGCTGTATTCTTCATTAGCGTGGCTAATGCTGAAACAATAGTGACGGAAAGTACAACGAACAGTAAAATTATTACTGAAGGAAACATGGAAACGACTGTAAAATCACCACCACCAAGTGCTATTAGTCCACAGTTTAGTAGTGGCAATAATAGTGACTTATGTACAATTGGTGTTGCCGGCGCAGTACAAACACAGATACTTGGTATAAGTGCAGGTACTACTTTTACAGAAGAGAATTGTATAAGACTAAAAAATGCAAAGACGCTATACGACATGGGCATGAAAGTTGCTGCAGTCAGTGTAATGTGTCAGGACAAAAAAGTATTTGATGCTATGATGATGGCAGGCACTCCTTGTCCTTATGAAGGAAAAATTGGAGAAGCAGCCAAGATTGGTTGGGAATCACACGAAGATAAAAAGAAACATGAAAAGAACGGTAAGGAAGAAAAAGTAGATGTTAAAAAAGCTGCTACTTGGAGTATTGGTGGGATTCTATCCCTACTATTGTTACTCTGATAATATTACACCTTATTATGGCACTACCAGCAATGCCGCTCAAGGCGGACACAGTTGGAGTATGAAAGACATATTACCTGCACCACCAGGATTAGATATTAATGGTGTATTTTATAGATACACTGCAAATAAAAATCCTGCAGATGATATGAAAGTTCATGTGCAGAATAAAAATGCAAATGGAACTGGATACGTTTTTAGAGATACAGAAGACTGGTCAGGTGCACCAGGAGGAATAGAAGTACGTAAGGTTATTGGAATAGGTGATATCCCTAGAGCAGCCTGGGGAGATGGTTCTATAGAAGTAGAGGGTACAGGCACTGTAGATAATGCAAGTGTTATTTACAGTTACAAAGTTGATCCTTGTTATGATCCACAGTTTAGTCCTAGTTGTCCTGGATATAAGACACCAGTACCTGTTGTACCTACTGTAAATCTAGATGATTTATATGATGCTACAAAAGATGAATATGTAAGTCTTAATGATGAAGAAAAATTATCTATAGAAGAAAACGAAGAAAGATTAGCTGAGGAAGAAGAAAAAGAGAAAGAAGAAGCAGAAGAAAAGAAGAGAAAATATAGATTAGAAAAACTTATGTCTGTATCAGATACTGTAGCACTTTTTGCAGAAAATCAAAGAATAGAGCAGATGAATAATATTATGCAAAACCAGATTAATAATTCATATCTCACTGCAACTATTCCAGGCGGACAGTATAAAGAAACAATTATATTAGTAGATACTAAATTACCAGATAGCAAAGCCGGATTAAGAAACGGTTTAGCACAACAAATATTGCACGAGAAAATGGTTTCTCAACAATACAAATAGGAGAGAAAAATGCTCAAAAAAGCAAGTATTATTATTGCTATGAGTTTATTCACATTATCAGCACAGGCTGTTGACGTACCAATCAGTGGAACTGTACAATCACGTTGTGTGATTACAACAGACAAGCCCGGAACATACGGCAACCCAAATGCATACACACTAACAACTTCATCATCAGACGGTGGTGTACAACCTATAGTGAGATATGATGTCACACTAGCTAATGCTTATTATGCACAGATTACTACACCAACATCATTCAGTTCAAGTCCATCACTTACTGATACAGTAACTTGGACAGGATCAACAGAAGTAAGTAGTGTGAGTGATGCAACTAACATGGCAGGTTACGAAGCTGCTAAAACAACATTTGGACAAACAACACAGTTTGATTTAACTGCTACTGGTTCAACTTGGTTTAAATCAACATCAGTTGCTACAAATGGTGGAAATAAAGCATTCCCAGGTGGTAATTATTCAGCTACAGTAGAAGCGGTGTGTGTAGCGAAATAAATGTATAAATATTTCATAACATTATGGTTGATTGTTTTTTCATATGGTGCTTTTGCACATGAAATGACACCAACTTATCCTAAGTGGAAATATGCTTATATGGATGACTTACTAGTTACTCGTATGGAAATTTTCAATAAAAGGAATGATGTTGAATATTATGAGTTGGGGGTGTTTGATAAAGACTGGAGGCCTATTCCATTTGTTTCGCAATATACAATTTTAAATATAAAATACCTAGAGCGTATTGAAGTAGATGTTTATATTAGAGAAATTGACAAATTTAATGCTGAATACATATGTAGTAAGTCAAAGATAAAAACTGAGGATCTAAGATCATCTAGTATTTCATCAAAAATCTGCTCTAGATTCAAACATGAATAGGTATGAAAAAACTATTATTAATACTATCACTCTTATCTAGCACCGCATTTGCTAACAGCAGTTCTTTAAATCTTCAATTACCTAATGGTCAAAACAATTATTCTTCTGATAAGTTTAAAGCAGGAGACTTAGATTGTCAAAACGCTATTGGTGGTAGTACAAATTTAGAATTTGGTGTAACTGGATTAATTGATAATTATCAAAGTCCTTTTGATAACAGCGCTACTGTAGGCAATAGCACAAAAGATATCGGTGTGTATGCAAGGATCACGATACCACTCGACGGTCCAAAGGAACGTATTAATTGTAACACACTCTATCAATTAGAATTAAAAAAGAAAAGACTAGAAGTTCTAAAATTAGAACAAGAACTGAAAAAGTTACGAGAACTACAACTTAAGAATAAACTTAACAACACTGTTAAAACAAAATAATCTGGAGAGGACATGGCTAAAAATTTAGGAGATGAACTTGAAAATATGGAAGAGGGTATAGAAAACCTTAAAAATAAAGAGTTTCGTATCCTTGGTTTTAAAGTTAGTTTTATGTCAATATCTGCTCTTGTTGCAGTTATTGGTAGTGTGATTGGTGCATTATATGGTGGTTTTCTAATGTATCAAAAAGTTGAACAGGCTATAGAGTTTGTAGAACAACAAGAAGAATACGAAGCAAAAATCAATGCCTATGATAATCGTATGAAGATAATGGAAGCTAAGATGGAAGAGGTCGTAGAGTATACACGCGATATCAAAGGTGGATTGCGTGATGACATACTACGTATTGAGCAACAGGCAGATAGAACAGAAGACATGGTTCGTAAGAGTGTAGATGATGTTCGTAATATGATAACTGATGCTGAAAGTAGATTTGAAACTAAGAGAGATAGTTTAAGAGAATCAGTAAGTCGTGATACTAAAGAATTAGAAGATAGACTTATGAAAAAAATACAAAGAGCATTAGATAATCCACTAGCAAACTAATATAAATAGTAGTACATTAATCGTTCACCCGAAAGGGCGGAAGTAAGCAATCGCTGAAGGAACGCACTCTAACCATTAATTAGGGGAGGGTGACTAATGACTTACAGACCATTTTCTTGGAAGAGGTTTTGTCAGGCGCGTGATCGTGCTAGAGTTCATAGAATTCTAAGCTATCGCTTGCTGCATAAAGCTGCTTAATAAATTTTATTTTTAGGCTTAACAACCTTCGGTACACAGACTGCAGTGTATGATAAGAACTTCGGTTCATCATCACCAACTTTATTATTAGGCACTGGAGGTTGTTTATTGAGTCTTTCCGCAAAATACTTACATTGATTAATATCGTAGAAATACATGTCTTGACTTACAATTTTTGTTCCTAGATAAACAATAAGTAAGAAAGCATGTGTCATTTTTTCTCTACGTCAGTAAATTTAGGTTTTTCTCTTAATGTTAATTGAGATTTGAATTTAAACTTAACTGGTTCAGAATCGTTACATAAGCGCATTAGCATTTTTATAGCTCTATATCCATCACCTATAAACATAAGACTATCTTTAAAATACAATTTAGCTTTAACTGCGTTATCTAAATCGAGTGTAAAGTTTTCATGTTTGAATATCATCTTCTACTTTATCACATTGACATTTTTGACACACATCGTTTATACAGTCTTGACAACCATTATCATAACAATGGCATCTGTGTCCGCAATACTTGCAATATCTCTTTTCACCAACATTAGATTGTCCTAACATAATAACTCCTTTTGTTTACCAGGTTCTTGGATGTCCGAATATATCAATAACCATTACAAATCCACCAACTAAGACGCCAGCAACAATACATACTGCAAGAATAATTCCTATCGCATTAAGTATTTCTTGTCTTCTTTGTTCTTGATCGTATATTGCTTTCTTTCTGTCTTTACGAATTTGTGCTTGTAATGTGAGTATTTCATTCCAACTATTAGGTCCATGAGTGAAATTTACAAATGTTTTAAGCTCTTGTTCCATCTCTTCTGCTTTTTTCTTAGCAGCAAAGATATCCATTGCTTCTTGTTCAATACTTGAACCACTAAACAATTTCTTAAACAACGGTGGCTTTTTGTTCATTTTTTCTGCTTGGTCTATATCAGCAATAGCACCCATCCAACGGCCCATATCACCATACATAGACTCTATGTCTCTACCAACTTCAAAACCTTTTTTGATAGTATTGAACGCAGTAGTAGCTATAGCTATAGCACTGATTGGATCAATCATGGTAACTCCTCTTCTTCAGTATTATTTATAAAAAAAAGGTGTACAAACGCATAATTGTGTGGTATAATATATACTATATAACGATGAAACAAAGCAAAAGGTTCACTGGACTCGGGGGCGGTACCCGACAGCTCCACCATGAATACAGCCACGGGTGTCGTTAAATAAGTGCTGTATTCATGATGGGGCTGAAATTAGGATCGACAGGTACGTAATAGCGATGTGGAGTTATCCGGATGTAAGCTCGGTTAATGCGAACAAAACGATAAATGCAAACGATAATTTTGCACCTCAGGATTATGCGCTAGCCGCTTAATTCCTATGCGCTTAAGAGAGCGTGGAAACAGAATCTCTTAAAGTGTGATGACTTAATACATCCGTGTGGAGGAATTGTTACCTCCACAACTTTTAACTTAAGGAGAAAACCATGTGGAAATACATAAGAAATATTTTTTCATTTAAGATTGAAGGTGATAAATCAAAGCATCGTCTTCATACTACTAAATACGAAGACTTGTGTAAATAATGGCTGAAGAACAAAAGAAAAACGGAATAGAAGTCAAGAACGAACATAATGAATTTGAACTTGCACTACGATTCTTAGGAAATGAATTGATAGCGATTAAACTTGCAGCAACGAATTTCAGTGGTAAACTCATAGTATGGAGTATCTTACTACTCATCGTGAGTTTCATGATCATGGAAGTGTTCGGTCTCGCCGAGATGTTCGGTTACGGTATGGAAGAAGACTAATGTTACACAAATTACTAGAATATAATGATGT